AGACCGCCTTGTACATGTCGTCACCCCCCACGAGTTCCAACTTGGTGCTCTTGACGATCCTCTTCGTGAATGGCCCTGGGGTTCCATCGAGGCAGTCCATGCACATGGCCGTCAGCTTGGTCACCTCGTCAGCCAGAGGTATACAGTCCAACAGGTTACCAAACTTCCTCTGTTTATAATCCCCGTCGAGACCAGCCAAGAGCACGATCCGTCCAGCCTCTAGTTCCTTCTCTACGAAGGGTTTGAGACCAGTGAAAAATTGAGCTTCGTCCAGGGCCACCACCTCACATCCCTCGGTGTTCACGGTGGTGAGGTCGTTCGTCTTGATGCATCGAAAGGTGACGTTATCATGGGTCCGAAGAACTTCCTCTGTAGATCGAATGTCCTTCTGGGAGTTGATCACCACCACCTGTTTACCGATCACCTTGTACCTCTTCAGACGACGAATCATCTCAGTCGTCTTACCGGAGAACATGTTGCCCATGATGATGCGAAGACTCATTTTGTCTAGTAATCACTTTTTATTTTAAGCGTTTCTACAAACACGGGTCTCTCCGTCTTGATGAAGTTGAGCCCTAGACGAATGATATTCTTGACAAAGTTTGACTTGACAAAGATGACTGAGAAGTCTATGTTCTCCCTGGAATACTCACGGTGTTTGTCGAGTACCCCTTTGATGGACATGATTCTTTTGGGTGTGATGTTCGAGCACTGACTCGCATCGATGATCAGTTTTACACGATTGTTCTTCTCCCATAATTGTGTAAAAAATGAATCTAAGTGAGCCGGTGTGGTCTGATTTGTCACGACCAAGCTCGAAATCATATCATGTACGAATATATTTCTCAGGACAATATTCACATACTGGTGGGGGAGAATGCCAAGGAGAACGAGGAGCTGACGGCGGCTTCTCGACCCGAGGATTGGTGGATGCATGTGGTGGAAAAGCCTGGTGCCCACGTGATCATCGCGTACAACAAAGACTCTTTGCCCAAGGAGACTGTGAACGATGCTGCAGCCATAGCAGTGTATCACAGTCAGGCCAAGACTATGCCCAAGGTGTGTGTCCACGTGGCCCGGGCCAAGAATGTGATTCCTGGAAAACAAAAAGGGCAGGTGAATGTCATCGAGGTGTCGAGTGTCAAGAACATCTTCATGAACAAGGAACTTCTCAGAATGGAAAGGCTATTAAAAACGAGGGTCCATAATAAGACATGGAACACCAACAGTGGGATCCCGTCGTGCTTCGAAGGAAAGTCGTGCCTGTGCACGTGACACCCCCAGAGGTGCCTCGTGAAGTCAAGATTGAGCGTCAAGAGATTGGCACGCATGAAAAGGTGAGCATGTCTTTGGCCAAGACGATTCAACAGGCTCGGATCGCCCGAGGCTTCAAGACCCAAAAGGATCTGGCCAACGCCATGGGTGTCAAGGTGGACATCATCAATGGGTACGAATCTGGGAAGAGTATTCCGGACAATAATGTGATGCAGAAACTTAGACGGGTACTTGGGGTGAAGTTAAAGAATTGATGGGGTTTATGAAGTATGAAGATTCTTGGGATAGACATAGGCTACTACAATTTAGGATTAGTATTAGCAGATTGTATTAATGAAAAAGTGAATATTCTTTATGTTCAAAAGGTGGATCTCACAGAATACAAAACACACAAAGCACCGGAGTTGTCCGATATGATTCATGGATTTGTGACGGAGTATTCGGACATTTTCTGTCAGGCGGATCAGGTGCTCATCGAGCGCCAACCACCCGGGGGTATCACGAGTGTAGAAGTTCTTTTACATTACATCTTTAGACACAAGGCTATCCTAATCAGTCCAGTGTCTATGCATAAACATTTCAACATAGGACATCTCGACTATGAACAGCGTAAGGAACGCACGGAACTCATAGCTTCCAAGTACTTGAGAGAATCGGAGTACTATGATAGACTAGAACGTAAACACGACGTGGCTGATGCACTGTGTATGATTCTTTATCAGACGTTTAAGAATGGCATAGCCTTTAAGAAACAAGGTACATGTACACTGTTTGAAGAGTTTGCTTATAAAAAGCGTACTTCTCCAGAACTCCATCGATGCGACGAAGCCTCAGCTGATTGAGTTCGATCCTGAGTTCCGTGGAGGGTGACATTTTATTCGTGGTTTACTGTAGATGACTCTTACAGACGCACAAATTACGAAGAAGGTGCGTCAACTTAGGTCCAAACACGGAAAGATGTACGCACCCCTCAAGTACTTCAGGGGACTTCCTACCCTCGGGGATGTCGAGACGAGATACAAGAAGATGATGAAGAAGGACTACAGACCCTTCAAGACGGATGCCAAGGTGAAGACTCGAACCTCTTCATACACGCAACGCTTTCGTAAAAAGTATCCAGGGGTCCGTTCACTTCCAAACATTTCCAAGGCTACGGGTATACCCCTGAGAACCCTCAAGACTGTGTACGACCGTGGTCTCGCTGCGTGGCGTACGGGTCACAGGCCCGGAGCAACTCCTCAACAGTGGGGATACGCGCGGGTGCACAGCTTCGTCATGAAGGGTAAGACGTATCGCACGGCGGATAAGGACTTACTAAAACTTAATAAGAAATGATCCACGCTGAAAATTTTTCAGGTTATCAATTTTTACTTTTCGGATATTACTTTTTTTAAATTTGAAAGGGTTTTGGGGATCGGGACCCAAATCAAATACATATATCTGGTTAGGAGATTCGTCTAAATCATACACAAAGGCTCTCTGAACAGGGGCTCTTTTAGACATACTGGAAGACCAGAAACTCCATTCCTTATACATATTACATCTTGACACCCGACTAACGTGTACATCATTTATAAGATTACAATCATCTGTGGGTTCTATACTTGTTTGATAATTTTCCTTACAGACATTTTTTGTTGATAAATATTCTCCTATGAAATCTGCCATCTTTTCACGAATTTCAATAGCGTAATTCATATTACATATTGTAAGGGGAATTTCCTTAACTAATTATTCGAAATCAGAATAAGATTCCGAATTCGACCACTCCTCAGCAGTGGGGATACGCACGGGTCCACAGCTTCGTCATGAAGGGTAAGACGTATCGCACGGCGGATAAGGACTTAGCAGTCATGGGCTTCCCCAGACCATAATACCACCCAAATCCCATCACATCCCCTGATGAGTCGCCGTGTCTTTTTTTTACTGATACCCCATTTACGTCTCACTATATCCTTACTGGTATAATTTTGAAGTTCTTTGATATCGATACCACTATCCTTGTGTGGTGTCCAGCCATCAAAATATTTTTTCGTAAACTCTACAAGAGTCGTAAATCTTTCATGATCTTCAAACAACCGATGACGGATATCAGAATTTTTATCAACGCTCGGACCATCATCATACCATTTATCGATGGCGTATGTTTGACAGTTTTTCGTGTTTGAGTTCCATGGAACCTGGATATTTTTGAATTCCGAATCCCATAACAACTTATATCTTTTTATAGTGTCGATGTTTGTGAAAACTGAAATCGTATCATTTACATCGTAACCAGTTACTCTACCCAGTAAACCCTGGATTATGGCAGTATCATTAATAGTCGAAACCATACGTTCGTACACAATTCCGATATTCATCTTTTCGAGTGTCTTTGCACACCTTAACATGTCTTTAATGAAAATAAAAGTATGTTTTTCCGGGGGTATTTTTAGAATAGAGTTTAAGTCATATATTTCAGTATCTTTATGATTGTATCTTTTCGTGATGAAGTTTCCAATTGTTTCGAGTTGTATAAAGTTTTGTATTATAGCATCTTTCTTTTCCCCACGTGTATGCACTCTTATAATATGGTATTTGGGTTCATCAAATTTTGTTTTAATATGATCATACATTTCAACGACATTAGACATTTCCGACAGGTCCTTGGCCTGGAACACATCATTTCTGGTTATCAATTCAAATGGACCGATGTACCCTTCACCCGGTTCGGCGAATATAATCTCTGATCGTTGATCGAGTCGCAAACGGTCCCTGAGTACACCGTCGGGTGTTGCGGAATACTCAACGATTCGAATATTTTGCCTGAGGGTATACTCAGGGTCATCCAATTTACAGGCTCGAAATACTTTCGAGATTGTCTGGGTATCCTTGGCAGCCATGTGCATTTCATCAACGATTATGAGTACATCTCTCTTCCCACGCAGGGTTAACTCGAGTTTTCCTTCAACATCATTTCTATGAAAGATGTTATCCTTCATACAGTCTGGAAATCTGTTTATGGTCTGGTCTTTCCATTCTTTCGATGAAAGACCTGTGATGATGAAAATGTTATTCACTGGTATTCTGCAATCATATATAGCAGTCCTCACAACTTCAATCATAGATCCAGTTTTTCCTGATTGTGTAAATGCTATAACGAGTGCATATAGTGCTTTAGATCCAACATCCATAATCGCTGTAAAAACCTTGCGTGCGATAGCCTTCTGATTTTCATATATACGTATTTTACCGATGGTTTCTAATATATTAAGTTGTGCTTCAAACACCTGCTTGACATATTCGTTTAGGATGTAGTATGACATCGTTTACTGTTTACTTGATCAACCTTATTAACTTAGGTTAAAAATGTAGCCTCTTATAATAAAAATGCTCACCCGTCTCTCATGGGACGACTACTTCATGGAGACTGCCGAACTCGCATCTGTCCGATCACCCTGTGAGCGCCTCCAGGTTGGATGTGTCATCGTCAAGGACAACAGACTCATCAGCATGGGGTACAACGGGTTCCTCGCGGGAACAGAGCATCGTTCCATCGTGAGGGACGGACACGAACAAGCGACGATTCACGCGGAGATGAACGCAGTGACGGATGCGGCGAAGAGGGGTGTGTCGATAGATGGTTCGGTGGCGTACATCACGCACTATCCGTGTATCAACTGTTACAAGGCTCTAGCCAGTAGTGGTGTCCAAAAGATATACTATAGGAACGACTATAGGAACGATCCCGTCATAGATGAATTGGGATACAATATAATATTGACTCATATAAATGCCACTTCCTAAGTGTTCACCCAAGGAGGTGTACAACAAAAAATCCAAAAAGTGTGTCGAGATAGGAAGTGATGTGTACAAAGCCATCTTGAAGAACAATCCCGACGCGTTCAAGCACTACGCGGCCAAGATTGCCAAGGCGACCAAGGCTCCACCCACGTGTGGACCCTCCCAGGTGTATAACAAACTCACGGGAAAGTGTGTCAACATAGCCAGCCAGGCGTATCGTGCCGCGCTCAAGAAGGATCCCACAGTGTTTAATAATCAGAAGAATAAGATTTTAGCATTCTTCAAACCTTCGAGCCCTAATGAGACCCTAGCGAACATCATGAAAAAGGAGACTCCTCTTCATCTCGAAAAGTGTAACAAACCTGACGAAGTGTACAGTAAATTAACAAAGCGATGCGTCAAGATTGGTGGTCAGGCGTTTAAACAGGCGCTCAAGAAGGATCCCACCGTGTTTGATTCACAGAAACAAAAGATTGAAAAGTCCAAGAGCGTCAAGAAGATGAACCTCGTGGGTCCCAAGACCCCACCAAAGCCCAAGACCCCCGAGGGACTTAAAAAGCTCCTGCTCAAGCGTCAGCCGGTACCCAAGGTATCCGCAAAGACTCAGGCACTCCTCATGAAGAAGGTCATAAAACATTTAAAAACCAAAACCCCCAACGTACCCAATAATATAACGAATAATATTTTTGTTAAAAAGTCGACTGAAATGAAATTGTACTACTTTGACTATTTCACTAATGATATTCCAATGTTTAAAAAGATTAAAACTTATAAAAGAAAATTTTTAAATGTGAAAATTTCGCGTGACAATGTGTATAAATATTTTTACAAACACGTGGTAAAGTTGGAGATGAACCCGGACATCATAGACACGAAATGGTTCGTGGACATGCAAAAGTACATCGCGTCTCTCACACACAGGGAGAGGTACGCTCTTTTCTCTTATACGAAGCACGGTGATGTGTACGTGAACCTCATGGAACGTGGTCTGCCCATCGATTTCAATAAGGTCAGAATGGATCCTCTCGTGTATGAGATTGTGTCCACCACCACGGATGCTGGTTTTTATGATGCACTCACCGATACTGGTGTGAAAATAATGGCGAATAAGAAATCAATATCTTTTGAAGCTATGCGGAAAGATAAGTCAGGTAAACTTATGGGGGATTTTAAAAATATTATAGTCTATGAATTAGGATCTCGACATTTTAAAGAGGAATACCTTCGAAGTATGATCAAGAGTCTCAGTACGACGTTACACAGCATATTTGCCAAGGCTCCCGTCACCACGAAACCCATGGTGGTCTACAGGGGTGTCAAGGATTCGTTCTTCACGGCTGACGATTACAACAAACCTATGAAAAAGGATGAAGTATTTGTCAATAAAGGGTTCGTCTCCACCTCGTTACTTCATACCGTGCCTATGGAATATTTCATGAGCGGAAGTGGATGTTGCTTCAAAGTGATCACAATACTTCCAGGTACCAAGTGTATACCACTCATAGGACTGACACACTTCCGAGGTGAGATTGAGTTTCTCTTGGATAAAAACACAAAGTACATTATCCGCGACAAATACACGGCACTGGCACCACAAAAAGCTCTGAATTATTATGGAAATGAAATCGAAACTAAAAGGATTAAAGTCAGTGACATCATCATCGGATAAAAATGTTGGTACATACTAAATGCTTTCCATCAACAAATCCGGTAATCTCAAGATCCACAGGCGTAAGTGCCGACTCATGAAGAAGAGTGACCTCGTGAAGGTTGCGCAAAATTTGGGTGTCCCCACGGTCAAGAAGACGACCGCACAGATCTGTGCGTCCATGAAGGCTTCCATGAACAACATTCCTCTGGCCAAGATGTATGTGACGCCTCGAAACAACATTCCTTTGGCGAAGCTTTACCCCCAGGCCAAGGCTAAGAAGCCCAAGGCCAAGGCGCCGAAGGCGACCGCGGCGAATAAGAAGACGGCCATGAACTTCATGAAGGGTATGGTGACCACGAACAACAACATGGCGAAGCTCCAGAAGCTGAACGTGAAGCCCTCCAAGAAGGCGGAGCCCCTGACTGTCGACCAGGCTGCCAAGCGCATCAT